ATCGGTCCGAGGGTTCTTTGTTTTCACAAATAGTCCACTCATTTATGAGGTAACAACTATGAACAAGGCACCGCGGTATAAAACCTTGGGTAAGCCTGGTTTTCGTCTGTCACTCGTGCGAGCACGTCTTCGCTCTTTTGGATTGAGCAAGACCGATGCTTATGCATTCCATAAAACCGTCCTTAATTGGATTGAGTCTAGTGGAATTGAATGGACCATAGGCCATCTTAAGGATATTAAGTCAGTGGTTATGTCTCACCTTCGTGGACAGACAGATCCTGATGTTTGGGTTGCCCGTAAGAACGGTTTCCCGAACAAACTGTCATTCCTCAGCCAATATCCGGTTGATGTGATTTTGAGAGTTGTAAATTTCTACAAGGCTATTGTCTTTCAGGATAAAACAACATCCCAGGTGGAGAAATTCACTTCGGCTGTTAAACGTCCTGATGTTGATAAGGATGCCTTGGCATGTGCCAATGATCTGATCACCCTCGGCATGAGCATTTGTGCCCATATTGGCCGGGATCAATCTTTTAATGATCCTAGTCCATTCGTGCTCCCGAAGAAGTCCGTCAAGACTATGCCCTTATCTGATGGGAAAGTAGTACCTCGTACTTCTGAGAACTTTATGAAAGACTTGGTTGCCTTTCTTAAAGGATTCCATCAGTCGTATGTACCAACAGGACCGCATGGCACTGGCGTGTTGCTTTGGCGACATCCCGATGTCCAGGCAACTTTATCCTGGATGGATCTAGACCGCATATTGCAATCTAGAATGGTATTTGCCAATATTGAAGAGTACCGTAAGGTTCCCTCTCAATTAATTGGTACCATAGGCACCACACAAGAGGGTGGAGGTAAACTCCGTTGTTTCGCAAATCCCCATCCTGTTGTACAAGCAGCTTTAGAGCCGTTATACAAGGCTTTACGTTTGCTAGCCCTATCAGATCCTTGTGATTTCTCACTGGACCAGGAGTCGGGTCATGAACGTGTCGTAGAGTTAATTAATCTCTACGGGGATTGTTACTATTACGATCTCTCCAATGCAACGGATGCGTTCCCGCTGTCCCTTCAAACCAGTTGGATGAGGCACTTTGGTTGGAACACCAACCAGATCGCTCTCTTTGAGTGGTCTTCCAAAAAGAATTGGAAGTTTGGTCACGATATTATTTCGTGGTCAGTCGGCCAGCCTCTTGGCTTGCTGCCTTCCTTTCACTCATTCGGTTGCACTCATAGTGCCCTTTTACGGGGTATTGAGATGTCAATCCATGGTCATCCAACAGACCGATATTGTATTGTTGGTGATGATGTGGTCATCGCTGATGCGAAAGTCGCAAAAGTGTATGCCCAAGTCATGAATTCACTTGGGGTCAAAACATCTGACGACAAGAGCTCACACGGCTCACGCTATGTAGAGTTCTGCGGTCGTGTTATTGACCAAGGAAACAAGTACAAGATAGGAAAGTCTAAGCCAGTTAAGGCTTCCTCCTTCCTGTCTCTAGGACATGAATACGGAAAATCCTTTAAATATGAAGCTACTCGCTTCCTTAAAGGATTAGATGTATCCGATCCTAGTGGGCTAGTTGATGCCATTTTCTCACTTCCGTTACCATATGGTCTCGGTTTTGGAGATGGTACTCCACTCAGACAACGTTTAAATAATCCACTTTCGGCACAGTGGGTACTCCAGAT